GTTGCAGGATGTGAGATACATGTTCATGTCAAAATTATCCATTTATGATTATAGCTCTAGCGCTTTGGAAAGATTTAAAGTTCCAATTCGGACACCTTTACAACTGTTTCTCTTAAAGAGAGTGGTTCATTATTTTGTAAATTATAAATTCTCAGATGTTGTGAAAAAAATTTCTTTAGGGAAATATAATTCATTTGCAGGTTCCACAAAATTGAATGATAAATATGGATCTTCAGTCATGCTAATAAAAAGGATTTTGACCGATGGTAATGATATCAATTTTGATCAAGCTCTCCATGAAATGTACTTTTGCATGTTATTTAATAAGAATCAAGATGATCCTACACATGCCAGTTTTCAGATTTTGTCAAAAATTTTAGCTGGAGAAGCTAATTTGAAGAAGATTAAAGAAACAACTAAGTTGCATAATGGTTATCTAAAAACTTGGCAAGAAGACATGAAAGCTTTAATCGAGTCAAATAAAAGAAATCAATTTTCTAGAGTGTCAATTTGTGTTGGTTCAATCTTACAGCAAAAATCAAATTATGTTGGAAGAGATGGTCATGGAATCTCTTATCTTGCAGCTTCATGTCATCCTAAAATTAATAAGACTGTGGATGAATTTGCTACTTTCAAAGCTAGCTCTCTATTGGATAGAGAATTTTTTGATAACAAGATTCAACCAGAGAAAAGCAGAAGGAGACAAAGAAAGGAAGGTGATTTCTTTTCTGATTCATTGACTATTGATAAGTATGACTTAAAAGAAGAAGATGGATATATTCTCGGAGCAGGTAGTTCAAAGCAGAATAGAAGAAGAAGGTGTGCTCAAGGAGTAATTGAGCTAATGCAGCAGAAAAAATTTACAGCTTTTGATGTATTTATGAAACATAAAACAGATACTGAAGATTTTCAGGTCTTTAAAAAGAATCAAATTGGTGGTGTTCGTGAAATCTTAATATTACACATTAAAGATAGAATTATGATAAACATTTTAGAGACAATTTCTAGAATTATTCGCTCAAAGGATGTTAGAGAAATGTTAACTCATGGATCAGTTAAGAATAAAAATTTC